CATTTTAGGCTCTGTAAGTTCTTTAATCATACGTTGCACTTCGCCAGGAGTATTACCTGCACCTGCCGCCTGTGCCGCTTGCATCATGCCTTCTTTAATTTCGTCTTTAATTTGTTTTGCTTCTGCTTTAGTCATCTTAGGCTTTTTCTTAGATGTACCGTTGCCGTTTGAATCTTTACCTTCGCCGTTGTCGCCTGGTTGATCACTACCGTCTGCTTCAAGGTGCTCGTCTAATAGCTCGCCTAATTGCTCTAAGTAGTCTTTTCCGTTCTGTTTTGCAGTTTCGTATATGTCATCATATACTTGCTCACCGCTCCAGCCTTCGTATTTAAAGTCTTGATAACAGTCTACTAGTTTAGGCTTTTCACCAATACGATCACGTACTAGCAAGTTATTAACTAGATAGTCAACTGCAATATTCCAAATTAAAGGGTTACGATCTTCTCTACGATCCATGTGTCCAAAGACACAATGTAAAATTTCATGTGCAATAACAAATTCAATTTCTTTGTTTGACATTGCATTAAAGAATTGAGTGTTGTAATAAAGGTTGCGTCCGTCTACAGCGGCAGTGGGTAACCAATCATCTGCGGCTAAAATGCGTAAACGTGTTGCCATGTTGCCAAAGAATGGATGACGCAAAAGCAAACCTACACGAGCAATAATAATACGGTCATATACTTCTACTCGCATTTCTTCTAATGCTTCTGGAGTAATATTAAGGTCTGGTTCCCAAAGTTTAGTTCCTGCAACGCTCATGTTCTTTTGCCCTTTTGTTTGTTACTATACATATATTATACAATCTTTATAGTAAAAAGTCAATATAAAATGGACGTTTTTTAATGAGAACGCCCAAAACTCAACACACCATATTAAGACTGTTGTGCGGCCTTAATATACTTACCAAAACGATCGTGGAATTCATCAAAGCATTCTACTTCGTCTGGATCAATGGGCAATGCGTACTGAGTGAGTGCTACTTTAACACCCATGACAACCAATTCAGTTTCAAAATTGTCCATTGCAAAGCGTAGAAAGTTATTCACTTTTTCATCAAACTTCTTATCGTTTGCGTCTGACGCTTCTTTTAGTTCGTAGCAAAGTGATACAGTCAGGGAATACATTGCACTGATTTCTGTCTGTTTCAACTCTTTAACCTTACCTGACAAGATGTCACTTGGGTTAGGCATAGATGCCGCTACTTTACGGTGTGCCATAAACTTAATGGCCAACCCTTCGCCTACTGTACCTGATGTAAGATCAGTTGTAGTTTCGACGTCTAGGTCGTCTTCTAATAGTTCACTTACAAATGTCCAACTACGTGGTGTTGCAAATGAACGACTTGGTGACTTTGGATCAAAGTCGTATAAATCTTTCTTACTAAACTGTAAAAAACCTACTACATCGTTATGTATCTTTTTATCTACAGCCCAGTCAAACCAGTCATTAAAATTAACTGCAAGTTCTAAGTGGATGAAACGGTTTGCTAACGGAGCAGGCATTCTGTAAGTAACACCTTTGTCTGCTTCACGGTTACCAGCCGCAACAATCATTACATTGTCTGGCAGTTTGTATGCTCCAACCTTACGGTTAAGAATAAGTTGATAAGCCGCCGCTTGTACAGCAGGTGCCGCAGAGTTCATTTCGTCTAAGAACAGTACAATGTTATCGAACTGTGCCGCAAACTCTTCGCTTGGTAGCTCAACTGGAGGAGCCCATTTCATTGTGTTATCATTAGCGGCATAATAAGGCATGCCTTTAATATCTGTCGGATCCCATAATGATAAACGAATGTCAATCAAATGTGATTTAGGTAAACTGTGAGTAATCTGTTCTACAATTTCAGATTTACCAATACCTGGAGGTCCCCAAAGAAAGATTGGACGCTTCTTTTTAATAGCGTGTTTAATTGATTTTTTAGCCTTATTAGGGCTTACGGTGCGTAGTGCTACATTTTCCATATTATATTCCTCTTGTGTTGTCATCAGTGCTAAGTTAATTTCTAACTATACATATAGTATACACTCTACAGAATAAAAGTCAACCACTAAGTTGCCAAAATGTTAAATTATTTTTCGTGTCGATTCATTGCTTTAGTAAGACCGTATTTACGTAGGTCTCCGCTAAACAAATGTAGTTCCATTGCTTTCTTTTCGCCTGTGACTACAATCGAATTATGGGTAAGGTAGTAAGGACAGTCAATAAACTTGTCTAAGAAGATAATGACTTGTGTTGTAAGGGGCATATCTTTTGGATACGGTACATCATATGTCGCAAGATCTATTTCGGTTAAGATATCAAAACCTAATTCAGTGAGACACAGTCCGCCGGACTGTCTAGGATTCTTCCACCATAAGGGCATAAACTCTTTAACTGATAAATCGTTTGATGTTTTGCCTAGTTGATTGAGGAAGATTTTGGTATAAGTCTCTTTCCAGTTCATATCTCTGTTTCTAATTCACCTGTTGATAACTTATATACCGCAAATTCGTCTGTATTAAACATGTCGTTTAACTTCTTTGCTAAGTTATGAGCGTGTCCGGGGTTAGAAAAAGATACCTTCTTATACTTAGGTCCTGGATAGTTTGTGATAGAGTTTAAACTCTTTAGGTTGAAAGGTTTGTTGTTGTAGAACACTGCCCAGATAGCATCGGCATCTAGAACTTGTTCAGCTCTATAAGTCTTTTTATCTATGTGTTCTAGCAATACGGTTGGTTTAGGCCTACTCATATGCGTATACTCCTATAATTATATACGCATATATTTATCTCTTTTTACAGTTAAGTATGTAGTTTACTTCCAGTCAGTTCCACCGTCTAATCGTACTTCAATGTCACTTCCGCCGCCACTATTTTCTTTAACGTATCTTTCTAGATCGCCTTCTAGTCTTGCCATTACTATACCTAGTGTATATGCAAGATTCTTGGCTTGTGTTATAGGAAGTTTAACTTCTTTAGAGTTTGATAAATCTGCAGACTTAGTTTGCTGTAGAAACATCTGTATTGAAGAAGTGTTTAAAGGATCACTTGACATTTGCTTTACTCAACGCTGACTTCATTTCAAGATCTGTTTTAAACGGTCCTTGAAACTCGTAACGTTCTACAGTAAGTAGTTTAGGACAAAAGCTCTTTACCCAGCCTTTGTCAAAGCGTATAATGTAATATCCTGCACAATACAAGCTCTTACTCTTGTTACTTTTAGTAAACAATGGTAGTTTACGCTGTACATCTAGCATAGGATTGTAAGGATGTGTGCTTGTTGGAAAGTTATAAACTTCCTTCTCCGGCTTCTCTTCCGGTACATCTAGCACTTCACTAATCAGTACATTGTCTCCGAATGTACTCTTTAGTGCCTTTTTGCTGTCAAAATAAGTAGTTCCTGTAGGACCACTGAACATATACTTGTCTTCACTTATACTTAAAGTTCCAACTCGTACTCCTTCTTCTTCAAGAATCCAAAATTTATCTTTAAGAATAGTTTTTGTTTTTATCATTGTGGATACCTCGCTTGTAATGGTTCTGCAAAAGTTGCCGCCTGATCTGCAATACGTTGCATATCCCACTTAGCACAAAACTTCATAAGTCTCATACCAACTTGTGATACTTCTTTAGGCGTTGCATTTTCTGCAATCGTATTATTAATTATCTCTCTAATGTCTGCAGGTTGTGCAGTTAAGTCACATAGTGTAACATTACGTGTATAGTCATCTAGTACACGATGTTCAACACCTTCATGATCTACCCAACGCTGTAACATCATATTGTTCCAGTTGTAGCCTTTGCTATCTTTGTCTGCATATGCTTCAATAAGGCCTACTTTGTTCTTAGTGCCTTTTTTACGTACACCTGGAAATGCACTAAACACATTGTCACTAGTGTCGCCACGCATACACTTTTCAAATAACATAAAGTCAGGCTCAGGTGCAGGCTTTTCTAACTTAGTCTTCTTGTCAATAACACGATCACCTTTCTTGTCAAAGTAACCTTCGTGTGTAATTGTAACGTCTTGTATGCCGTTATACTGTTTACAGTTAGGTGCAATAAGTTGTGCAAAGTCACCGTCAGTACTAATAATAACATGATTGTCATTAGGGTGTGATTGTACCCAACCAGCAATAAGATCATCTGCTTCTAGTTGCGGATGACGCATAACAGTACAGTTAGTCTTTGTACTTACAAAGTCTTTAAACTCGTCGAAGATTTCCCAAAAGACTGTATCTTCTTCACTCTCAGTTACAGTCATCTTATCACGTGCAACTTGTCTATTACGCTTGTAAGGTTCGTAAAAGTCTTTACGCCAGCTACGGCCTTCTAAACAAAACACAACATGATCAGCATCAAAGTCATTCCATGCTTTCTTAACACCTGCTAGTGTAATGTGTAGTGCCATACCTACTTTAGTATCAATGTCTCCACGTACAACGTGTCGAGCTCTAAAGAACGTATTTGCTGTGTCTACTAGTACATAAGTTGCCATATTATGAGCACCCTGATATACAAATTGATAAAATGTCGCCATTCTGTATGAACGCAACTAATAGTGTAATGCCTATAATTTCTAACATATTCTTGCCTTTGTGTAATTTATAGTACTATTGTAACACCAGATCTGGCTGTTGTCAAGCATTAAGATACTTCACTCTTACCTTTATCGATAGGCACTACGTTAATGTAGCCCATATCTCTATCTGGGTCTTCGCCATCTTCTTGAAGCATTTGCGTTACAATAGTTTTAAACCATGCATCAACAATCTCTTCGTTTGACTCACCACTATAACCTGCATCAAGTAATTGTTCAATAAACTCGTTATTCCAATCAAGTTCAAAAAACCCATTTTTAATATTATCTGCATTTACTTGAGTGTCTAATACAGCAACCCAGGGTTTGTTGTCTTTAGTTGCTTGTGCTTTCTCTTTGTCAAGTGCTTCTCGACGTTCTTCTTCCGGAGTTAGTTTACTAACTCTTTTTCGTTCTTTTTGTAGGGCTTCTTTTTCTTTCT